GTGTGCCACCACTGGCATCAATGTTATCCTTATACTGAAGAATTGCCTTGGCTTGCTCCAGTTTGAGAATACGATCTTTGAATGTACTAGCAAGACCGATTGTATACGTGTTGCCAGGATCATCATTAGTTACAGCAATTTCGTCTGTGGCAGCAATGATTGTAGACGCCAAGACATCACGAACGTTTTCGTCGCCGTAACTAGTAACTGCACCCGTGTTGGTAATGTTGATTTCACCAGGCGTAGTCGCACTGTCGATCGCAATACCTGAGCCTTCACTGAGTGCTGCAGCGATGACGTCAACAATGTGTTGATCAGTTCCTGCTGAGCCTGGAGGCCCGGGAGGTCCGGCGTTAATGACACTAATTGAACCAGTTGCTGTGTTCATAATGATCCTTTGAGTACGAGATACCAATGTTGCATTGTTCATGTCGTCACCGAGTCTCGGAATTCAACTTCAATTAGTTCATCACCGACCGGATAGGGTTCTCCACTGGACACTCGTTTGATGTCCATTCGTCCTGTTTGATATGTAATACCTGCCACCGCAGAATCATCTAAGGTGAAGATAAGTTCGCCATCGCTTCCATCATTGTCAAAAGCGACTTGCCACTCAGCAATTAAAGTTCCATCGTATGCACGAATCTGACTTGTAATCGTATCGTCAGAAACATTGATACCCAAACTTACCTGAACGATGTTCGTCCTATCCTTGAATACGATTATCTTGTCAGTCATCGGAGGAATCCTTCCTTGTCAGGTTTGCCATGGTTGCCAACCGTTACCAAAAACTCGTTCAGCTTCTAGGTAAAGTCGATAGGCAGCTTTAACGTTGTTCAACGGATCGTACAGATCCTGCTTTGTGTAGATTCCCATTGAGTTAAACAAGTCTTTATGCATCGTTAGATAAAGTTGAAACACACCATAGCAACACCAAGTGTGCGCTGTAGGAACGTATCGACTTTCTCTATAAGCAATTTTTAAAGCCCTTGTTTCCAGAGCGTCCGGCCAGACGTCTCGAATCATTTGTTCAACGGTTCGATTGTCTACCCATGGAATCTCTGGAGGAGGTTGTGGTGGATCAAGCCGTACCGCTGGCGCAGAAGCTGTAGCTCCCGTTACTAGTACGGACAATGGTCCTTGATGTTCAACATCGGCGTGTGCCGTAGTTGGTGGTATTGCAAGCAGCAGCGCTGTCGCCAGTAGCAGACGCTTTTTCATTGTGTCTCCCCTTTAAATCAGGTTCAACCGATAGGTTAAGTGTTCTGGACCCCATGCGACCATGATTCGATCAAACATGATAGCATCGGGCGTTTGGTCCTTGCCTGACCCAATAGGCCCGACAGTTACATGCGGTGCGAAAGGATGCTCGCTAGCGTTCCAGCGTTCCAACATCATCCTCATCTGTAGTAAAGGTTCAATTGGTCGGAGGAGAAGAACATCAACCATAGGGTTGTCATCTGATCCACCACCAAAAGTATCTGTGCCTAGCACATCAACTACGATAGGAGAAAACTGGAATGCTATATCAAGAGCGACCTTGGCTAATTCATTGAATGCCGTGGGTGGAAGATCGGGAATCTTTCCGGCATACACCAACGTCAGGTGCGGAAGATCTATCGCACACCAATCGGACGTTGTCGGAATGAGCGCCACCATCACACTGTCTTCGAAACGCTTGACTTCGTTTGGATTGTTGAGTACACTGAAGTCACTCACCTGCACTCCTTTCGGCTATAGAAAGTTAAAAACATTGTGCCAAAACTCCCCCCGGGGAAAAAATATAGAGGCGGGCGATGCATAGGGGGGTATCTTCTGCGACCCCTCCCCCCCTACAACTTCAGAGATCCGGAAGTACAATATATTATACAACGACTTCGCCTTGGCGGTTTACTTTGCGATGCATTCCTGAAACATTCTCTTCAATGATCTCGTCGATCGCATGGTTGATAGCTTCCACTCGATCGGAGTCCGACAACTCAAGAGAAAAGTTACAGATCCTAGCCAGGAGCCCAGGTGTGTGGTACCCACGGGAATCATCAAAAGAATACCACTCTTCCCACTGAGTGAAAGGATTGAAAGGATTGTCAAATGTTGTAAGCATTACTTCTTGATCCACTTTTCAATCCTTTCTACTCAGTTGGAAGTGTAGCATCGTCAAGCGTTGTTAGTGATACACCTAGTGCTCGAGCTACCTCAGCACGTGTAGCACCGGAGTCCAGCATTGCTTTAGCTCTTGCTGTCTTAGCAGATGTCATCAAGTGAGGCTCACGGGGGGTGGCCAACTTACGTATAGTATCAATGTCAGCGTGCTTAAGAATGTCTCTAAGCTTCTGATCACTGATAGCACCGGCTTGAATAGCCTGCCATTCATCATCACTAATTAGAATGCGGTCTTTCTTGGCACCGGCTCTACGACGGCCCGTATCTAACGCTCTTCCTTTTTCTTTCTTGATAGTTTCCTGTGCCATGTGAGGATTGGCATCACGCTTCATCTGATAGATGGCACCCCCAATAATCTGGGCTTGTCTTTCACGGGGGGCGTTTCTTTCAGCTAATTTCAAAGCAGCAGTCAATCGTTTTACCTGGGGGGCATAAGTTGTAGCAGCTGCAGGATTATACTTTGCACGGGGGATGTTAACTGATTCCTTACGTGCTTCATTAGCAAGTGCTTTCAACTTATTGGAATGATCTGCATAGAGCCTCTCCATACGAGTGCCGACACCATCACCAGACAATAAGGTATGCGCATCATCTGTGTTTGCCAACTTGGCCACTTTAACCATACGGGGTTTTCCAGTACGGAAATCAGTTTCACCAGTGGGTACAAATACACGCTTACCTGTTTCCCTGTCAATAGCGCCGCCTTGTCCAGCAGGGCGGGCTTTTCTGGCAGGCACTTCTGTCTTGGCGGTAGCTCTAGAAATAAGAGTGCCAGCTCCAGCTCTAGGGCCGCCTTGATACTCCTCTTTCAGTTTCGCAATCCCATTATCAATGGCTGATTGTTTGTAATTAAGGTCATGCTTTTGTGCATCAATAACAACCATTGAATGACGAACGGCTCTCACTAGGTGCTCTCGAGATGCACCTTTCAGAGTCATGTCAGTAATCAGATTGGAGATATCACCCATCTGAATACCCTTTTCAAGATCTGTCATCTTCTTCATTCCTTCATACCCCTTGTATTGGGTACGAGGATTAAAGTCACGAAGACCTTCAAGGGCAGGAGTAGATTTGATTTTACCAGTACCATTTGGAATAACAAGAACCGTGTCACCGTCAAAGTCGGCTCCAGAGAGACGCTCTGCTACAGAGTGGTGAATACCCACTGCATCTCGAGCGGATCCAAGAAGACGCTTTGCTTCGGGTTGATTATTGTTAACCGTTAGTTCTGGAATTTCGAAGGTACCAGCATGGGGGAAACGAATAAGGACAACTCGTTCACCATTCTGGTAGCCAGGTGCATAAACTTGATTTGGCGACATTGAGCTAATTGGTAATATGGCGTGCCAGCCTTGATTGGTGTTGAGGGCAGCTGCTTCCAAATGAACTGCTGAAGAATCGGTTTCATCACCAAACTTCTCAAGAAGCGACTTCTTAATGGTTGGGTTAGTCAACGATTTAAGTTCTTTGAATTCCTTCAACTTCTGTTGGTATGTCACATCTAATTGTTGTCTGGCCAAAGCAGGACTCTGTTTAGACAACATCTGTGTAGATATGGTTTTAGACCAACCTCTCCAATCGCCTTGTTCATGAACGATATTCATTGCTGAAGAGATCTTTCCTGTTCTAGGATTGATCAAAGGCTTACCTTGAATATCGGTTGAAGGATGAACAGTCGCACCAAAGGGTCGATCTGGATCATCTTCGATTTTCTTCAAAGCATCAAGTTTATTGCCAGTGCTTTCTTTGTTGGTATTGAACTGCAAATCAATACCTTCAGGAAGATTATCCTTATACATGGCCATACCTTTAAGGTAATGACCATTACCAACCGCAATCCTGACTTGAGCATATTGAGACTTTCCCATAGAAACATCAGGAACGCCAGGACGAACGTAAATAACGCCATCTGCTTTGGACCCACCTTGAGATCCATAAACAACGTCTACTCTTTTTGGATTGATCTTGATTGGGGGTTCATTTCCAGTAATTCCATTGTACGTCTTACCACCATCATCAGAATATTCCATAATCTGACGAATTTGGTGTTTGTTACGTACAGCATCACCCCATTGAGTGCCAGGAGGATATAAAGCCTTGACCTTAGTAACCTCGCCAGTACCCAATTGAGTTACTGGAATATTGTGAACTTGATATCCTTCTTCTCTCAACATTGCAACAGCAGTATTGAGTTTAGTGTCGGAAACGCCAAGATGATTGGAAACACCCTTACCTACGTCAACACCCCAAGGCTTTTCAGCAACGTGGGCTTTGAGCATCTTTGCTGTACCAATCAGTTCTTCATTTCTTTCCTTAACTCCATCCGCAAGAAGCGCTCGAACTTGGGATTCGCCAATTCCAAGTTGTTGTCCAATAGCAACTTTACCCATACCCTTAGCTCTAAGTTTTTCAACATTAGAAATAAGAGCGGCACGTTGTTCATTTCGTGCAATAGATCTAGCTGCTCTCAAAGCGGTAGTTGAGGTTTTACCGAATTCATTACGAATATCAAATGCTTCACAGATCTGCACATCAGTGAAACCTTTACGCTTCAAATCATCTACATGATCAAGAAACGATTTGTTTCGCTGATTTTGCGTTTTTCCGGAACCCCAAGGATATCGACCACTCTTACGAAGAATGCCATAGTGTGCCAAATATTCAGATTCGTCAATTATCATTTAACACCCTCCTCACGCACGGCGAACGAAATAGATGATAAGAACAATCACTAGAATAAGTAGTGCAAGTGCGAGCCAACCCATAATACACCTCCTTATGAATCTTCCTTCATCATCTCAATCTGTTGATCGAAATAAATGATTTTGTCCATGATATACAAGATCCGTTCAGGATCAGGATGTGAAACTCGTACTTCATCGTTTTGGTAAATGCGAAGCTCGATTTCAATATCATAGGGAGATACACCATACTCTAAACAGAATAAAGCGGCGTAAACCTCAAGTTGTTTGTCTGACGTTTGGGTAAGACCAGTTTTAAGGTCGTGAATTCTAAGAGTCTTTCTTCGGAACGAGATTGTGTCTGCAGTACCAAAAGCATTGTCAGAATAAAACAGAGGTTGTTCAACTTCCATCTTATAACCAATGCCATCAGTCACATACATACTCAATGTTTTGTTAGCAGTAGAAAGTTTCACTCCAAGACGAATTGCTTGATGCGCCAATTCATGAAGTGAAGTACCTCTGGCTGCAGCACGGGCAGCTGTCCATCTAGCTTCTAACTTTGCTTCGTCGTAGTTGATCCAATGATAACTACTTGGACTTAAGAATGCGTGTTTACCTTCTAGGGCAGAGTGTCTGTTGAAGATCATAGAATATCACGTCCTCATTGTCTGGATAAATGAAAGCGCAATAGGACATGTTGTCAAACATCTCTACATAGTAAGACTGATTAGGTTCAGTAGCTGCATCAGCAGACAACTTTACTTCTAATCCTGCCCATTGGGTCTCGTAGAGAATCAATAGATCTGGATATCCTTGCACATAGCGGGGGTCTAGGCGAATAACAACGCAACCGGGGAACTCATTTGCTAAACGTCTTATTACGGATGCTTGGTATTTTGTTTCTGCCTTCATTATAACCTCCAAAATGCAAGAATTAAATGCCGTGTTTAAACGGCACTCTCCTCTATTACATCATGTGTTTTGCGTGCGGTGGTGTACTTATTCGTGAAAAGCGAACACGTTGCGTGTTGGCCAGCACTCTTCTTTGGACATAATCGATCGCATGATGTCTTTTACTAACAGAACATTCGATACTGCTGCATCGATCACAGTGTCATGCCATTGTTGTGTAGTAAGATCATACACTGGTCCACGTTTATTGTTCGTGCTAGCTTCGATGAACTGCTTTCTGTATGCATAAGCAAACCATCGAGGACGCCAAATCAAATTATCCCTTCTGTTGTTGTGTGGATCTCCGTCAATATGAACAGGTGTGTCCATCATCTCACTACGTCCCGGCACGAATGCTTCTGCAACCAACACGGCTACACTTCTTGTATGTTGAACTCCTCCGAACATTAATCCAACTTTGACAATACCTCTTGCGTTAATACTCGTCTTCAACGAGCGATAAGTTTCCGTGTTCCTGACTCGCCCATGTGTACTAATAGCGTATGTCGGAAACTCGGGAATTTGGCTCCATAATTCTTGCATTGATCATCCTCTCTAAAAACAAGTACACGCCTTGCGAAAACCGCAAAAAAGTTTTTTAAAAAAACATACTTGGTACTTATTATTTATTTTGATCGCGCGTAGGGTTGTAA